TCGTATCTGATATGTTCTAAAGAACATATCAGATGGCCGTCGTATCTGATATGTTCTAAAGAACATATCAGATGGCCGTCTTCCATAATTAACCGAAATTGAAAATTTAATTAAAATCTTATTAATAATGTAGTCCTACGGGACGGGGGAATGCTATATTGACCGGAATGCCCCCAGTTTAAGATTCTGAACAAGAATATAAACACAATAGGTCAAAAACATCTATAGGAGCCTTGCCCCACGCTCGTTATGAGTTCTAAGGATAGGAGGGACGATACGCTACTGCAAAGTCCAGGTTGTTTGTTAAAATTTAATCTTGTTAAGCGCGACGCTCATTTTTTGGTGAAAACCATTGATGATTCAAGTATGAAAAAACAATAGCAGAGATTTACTCTTCTATTTATCTAAAACAACCCCCTATAATACTCCAAGCTCATCCTATCTAAATTTAATTCATACTTGTTAGAAACATGTTTATATATATCTTCTGTTACTATACTCATCATATCGCACACATTCTCATAAATACAATCTTTCTTTAAATACATTGTAGCTAAATCAAAAAGATTTACCACCTCTCCATCTTCAATAATAGGTATTTCCTGTTGTCTATATTGATCAATAATCTGTTCTATTTTATTTTGATCAACATTTTGAAATCCTAGATTACCATAAATACTAGGTTCCCCAGCTAAAAATCTAATTGGATTGATAAACGATGCAACATTAATAGCACCACAACCACAATCTTCTGTTTTATCATCTTCCAACCATACTTTCTTAATCCCAAGGCATTTTGCTATATAAAGAAGAATAGCCCCTGTTACATCCATCTTAGTGAAATATCGATTTTTCCTAAGATTTTTACTGATAAAAATACTTTGACTTTTAGGAAGCGGAGAATAATCCGAGTTAGGAAGATGAATAATCATTCTACCAACATTGTTCTCAATAGCATAAATTCCAACAGAAAAATTACCTTCATAATTAGTTAATTGAAGATTAAATTTTCCATTATCTCCTTTTTCGATCACTAATCTCTTCAATATTTTCTTTAATTCAGTTCTATAAATTAAATCTACTTCTGTTGATTCAAATCTAATATCTTGATAAAAGAAAAATGTTTTATTATTTTCTGGAGCACACTTTTTCAGTTTATTGAAAGCTTTTTGAATTGTGGTTTTTTCTTTAAAAAATTCTAACTCAACAGGTGAACATTCCCAGTCTAATCTTTCAATATATCCAGGAACTATTGTAGGTTTTTCCAAATCATCAACATTTCTACCAGTTATTTTTCTGATTAACCATTCCATTCGTTCATTATCATAACTATCGGTGTAATAATCTAATAATCTACACATAGCATATTTTCTTCGTTGACTATCGACACTATTTTGATTATAAATAATCATTTTATCGCGTATTCTTATACTACGTATTCCTTCTGGTCGAACATATCTATAAAATTTTAGATAATCTGGATTTTCTTCTACATCAACTGGATCGTATATTATCATAGGATAATAATTATATAATACACATAACAATCCACTACCTTTTGGAGGTTTCCAGGTATTTTCTCCTAATTCTTTAGGCGATGAAGAACAAATCAAGTCTTTAAATTGTAATACATTAGCTACTTCTTTTCCTTCAAATTTAAATATTTTTCTCCATTTCTTTGCTAGTTGATCTGCGTCTGTTTTATTATATGGTCCGATTACAGATTCTCTAAATACACCCATTCGTTGAATAATTTTTTTAACCCAAAAACCTCCGTCTGGGAACTGTTTAAACGCATCAATCACATCTTCAAAAGTTGCTAATAGATTAGTAGGATCCTTTATGAACATAGTTTTTAGTTATATTTAATATTTAAATATAATCACATTTTTCAACTATCTTTCCATCGAATGTAAATGGTTTTCCACATCCATATATTCTGTTTTCTTCAAACAATTTATCACATATCTCTTTCGACGAATGAGGTGGTATTTGTTTCCAGGTATCTTTATAATATCCATGACGGAATATTTTACAAGCTATCTCGTTTTTATTAACTTGAATTAGAAGAAAACAATGAGGACATTCAAAAAAATAACTATCAAACATCTTTTAAATATCTAGAATATCATCGATCTAGACGAATCTCCTGGGGATGAGGATAATGCTTTGTTAGATTGAATCTCCACATAATCCCAGTTAAAACCTGGAAATCTATATCCATATGAAAAGGTTTGAATTGAGAAAAACAAGACTGCTTCTTTGTTTTTATCTCCCTTGCAATCCTTTAAAATAGTTGGAAAAGAACTGGTAAACGCTTCTAAAGGATGCACTACTTTTCTCTTTTTTTGATGAAGAAGCGAAATCATCTTTCCAATTTTCCAGGATTCATACCCGAAATTGTACTCTGGAGTCTCTATCTTCTCAGTCTTATTCATGTTTATTAATGGATAAAATATAAATTATAATTCAATTTCGTCTAAAATTTTGATTTGGCCGTCTAAAATTTTGATTTGGCCGTCTAAAATTTTGATTTGGCCGTCTAAAATTTTGATTTGGCCGTCGTATCTGGTATGTTCTAAAGAACATACCAGATGGCCGTCGTATCTGGTATGTTCTAAAGAACATACCAGATGGCCGAAATTGAAGTTTAAATAAAATATATTAATATAAGAGTACGGATGGCCGAGTGGTTAAGGCGGTGGACTTAAGTTCCACTGGAGTTATGCTCCGCGCAGGTTCGAACCCTGCTTCGTACATTATAATAAAACGTTGAGTTTTATTATTTATTAAATTGAAATCCATATTGTCTCTGAAGAGCACATTGAATGGCCGTCGTATCTGATATGTTCTAAAGAACATATCAGATGGCCGTCGTCTTCAAATTATGATAAATTTATCATAATTGGCCGTCTTCAATTACTGTTGTCTCCAAATTATGATACCCCTGCGGGTATCATAATTGGCCGAAATTGAATTTCAAATTAAAATCTTCTGATAATGTAGGGGTTCCGCCCCTCTGAGAGATTACTTTCAGTTGCCCTACCACCTCTTTTTGAGGTGGTAGTATGTTAGAGGTTCTCCTTCACTTCGCTTCTAACAAACTACAACCAAGTATACTGGGTTTCCAGTATATTAGGTACTACTATAAATAGTAGTAGTACAAAAATAAATAAATTTATGCCTCCGTCAATTTATGCCTCCGTCAATTTATGCCTCCGTCAATTTATGCCTCCGTCAATTTATGCCTCCGTCAATTTATGCCTTCATATGATGATGCATATGCCTAAGAGTAATGTAAATCAGCACAGACGCAACCACTGCCTGATAACAAATAGTATACCTATCACTGGCCAATTCGTCCGTAGCATTAAGCGGATAGGTCAAGTTTCCATTAGCAGCATTGTTGTAAACATGTACATTCCACTTAGCTACATATACCATCCAAGCAATGGCTGCGGAAATTGCTCCCAACAGGAATAAGTATGATAAATAACGAACTGATGCAATAGCAGATCTTGACGGACTTTCGTATAACATCGTCATCTTTTGTTTCTTTTTGAAACAAAAAGAAAATATATTTTTAGAAAAAAATGAATTTTTTACTTTGCGAAATGATATTTGAATGAAAAATACAGCAGGAGTGAAACGACCAAAGCCTGATAACAGATAGTGTATTGATCAACAGTCAGTGTATTCTTAAGAGTAATATTGTTATTGGTGATATTATCGGCAACAGTCATATTACTATTAACCTTTCGATAATAATCAATGTTGAACTTAGCCACATAAACCATCCATGCAACCGCAGCAGCAACGGCACCAAGAAGGAATAAGAAAGCAACACCTTCAAATCCCATCACAATATGTTCAGAAGGCTTTTCGAGGCTTTGTTCAATCCTCCGAATTGTAGACTTGCGAGGGCGTCCGGGGCTTCTCTTGGATCTTGGTGACTTAGATGAAACCATACTTTTTATTTTAAATAGATACTTTTTATTTTTCCTTCCTAAAATTTTTTAAGATCTTGAAAAATGAAAAGATTTTCTAAATTTTTCTTAATCAGTATTTTTGTGATTATTTTAATTGTTGGGTTAATTTTAGCATTTACTTTATCTTCAACAAATAATAATAATAGTTCTGACGATAGTTCTACCTCTGCTAGATTAGTTGGTAAATTTATCTACCAAAGCGGACCAGGTATCAACACTGATTATCAACAAGATATTGTTCTAGCTTTACAAGAATGGGATAAAATTATTTTAGATGATAAGAAAATAGATGTTTCTTTTTATTCTTATTCGTCCAACGATGACACTTTAGCTTTTGCTTTTATGAATGAAGAAGATGATATTTATGGAGGGGGTGTGGTTTATATCAACACATATAATAAGGCAGAAACTAGTATGAAAAATATTTTAGAACATGAAATCGGACATGTACTTGGGATTGGAACTTGTAAAAAGTGGGATATGGCCAATAATAGTGATGTATTAGATAAGAATCTATTTCCGAATGCTTATAATTTTTATAAGAATTGGGCAAGTGGAACTCCAAATCCAAACGGAATTCCTTTAGGTTCGAGTGGTTATCACTGGTCAGAAGATATTTTTGACACAGAATTGATGACACCTTATAGTGAAAAGAAAGGGGTAGAATTACCAAATTCAGCTCTTACATTAAATGCCTTGAAGGATATCGGTTGGAATGTTGACTTGTCTTTGGCAGATCCCTTACCTATTTCTGGTTGATTATTTGTTCATTAAACTCTGGATGTTGTTCCTGACGTTTTTGTTCTTCAAAACTAAGATCAATATGCCAACTTTCGTCGATAGTTAAAATGCCATTCTCTAGCCCTTTTAAAGTCGTTTCAAATGTACATGGGATATAATCAGTGTAATTTTTAAAAATTAATTTTGTTTCAGATATATTTGTTTTTGATCTCCAGTTATTATACATATTTAATGCTTCTTGTGAAACATTAATTTCTATATATTCATTTATATCTGGATCAAAATCAAAACTATATAAATTTTTGAATATTTCTGCTATTTCTTCTTCCATTTTTTAAAAAATAGAAATAATTTAATATTCGTTTTTATCCACATAATTTTTCAAATCTTGACTTTATTATTCTCTTCCCAATCGGATGAGTTGGATCAACACAGATATCTCTCCATTTTTCTTGAATAATAAACGCTGAATTATCCTGTTTTATCCTTTTTTCCAAATCTTGTTCTCTACGAAGTACCATTATAACTCCATAATTCCACGGAATTTCAGGATAATTTTTAATATTTTCAGGTGTAGAAATAGATTTTTGGTTAGATAACAAATTCCAATCCCATGGTTTTTCTAATGTAAGACTTACATTTTCCCATGTTATAATATCATCTCTATTTGATAAAATTAACCAATTCCAACTATAATTTATATGTTTATAAATAAAATCCCAATTACAAATTTCAGAAAGATGATTCCAAGACCAATTTTTCTCTGGAAATTTTTCTACTAATTTAATAATATCTAGATTTCTATTGTATGTAATATGATGCCAATTCCAAGGGTATTGTATATTTTCTTCTATAATTTCTATTGTTATGTTTTTATTAAATCTTGATATAGATATCCAATCCCATGGTAATTCTGGATGATCAACTGTAATTACTTTCCAAGTAACAAAACTTCTACATGAAATTGGATTCCAATACCATTCTTTTTCTGGATATTTTAAAAATAATTCCAATGTTACTATGTTATCATTCCACGATAAATAACCCCAATTCCAAGGAGATTCAGGAAATTTTTCAATATCTTTCAAAGTAATATCTAATTTAAAACTGATTGCGTCCCAATTCCATGGAAGATCCAAGTTTTCTTGGATTACATTCCAGGATATCTCTTGGGTAATTACAAACCAATATAAGGGTTTATGTTTAAATTCCCTTATAAAATCTAAGGTAATAATATTTCTTTTTTGAGAAATCCATTCCCAATCCCAGGGCTGATCAATATTTTCTCTCAATATCTCAAGAGTTGAAAAATTTTCATTTCTCGAAAACCCATTCCAGTTCCAGGGAAGATCATATTTTTTAAAATTTTCATAAGATACATTTAAAGAAATATGATACCAATCCCATGGGAGATTTCTGTACTTAATAACATCTTCTATATTGCTCCTACAAGAAATCAATTTCCAAAACCATGGAAACTGAGGGTATTGTGAAATGATTTCTAAATCATATTCATTTGATAAATATTCCCAATCCCAAGTAGCGTCTGGATTTTCTAAAATCATACTCCAAGTAGCTAACGGTGTAAATGCCTGATAATCTTCTAACCTAAAATTAGGTTTCCATTCTCTAAGACGTTTTTCATGTTTTTGATTTATATCCTTTTCGATAGCACGTTTACGTTTTCGATTATCCATTTTTTATATATTTTTTATATAAAAATTCAATTCCGAAAAATTATCTAATAGCTAATCTTTCTACAGATTTAAGAAGATGACAACAATTATTGATATTTTTATCAAACTTGAAAAATGAAAAAATAGCATCCTTGATCTGGATATGGAGTAAAATTTCTTTATTAATTCCATTTTTCCGATTATTCTTTAAATTCCACTGAATATTTTTAATAAAAGTAGCAAGAGACTTAAGAGGTTTTTCCATCATTTTCATTTCTTTATCATCGATTGAGTTATGTTCTAGATAAATTTCTTTGTTATTTTGAGCAATTCCATGACAAACTTTTTTATCATCAAAGAAAAGAAGAAAAGATCTAAAACTTTCGATCAATGGTATAAACTCAACTGTCTTATCTATAGGAGAAAATTTTGATACAATCTCCAATTTTTTCTCTATATCCTTTATTTCTTTGGGGTCTTTTTCTCCGTCTATCGAGGTTATAAAAAACAACCTGACAAAAAGTTGAATATTATTTTGTGTGTCAGAAAAATATTCAAAAACTTGATTTTCTCGTTCAGTTGAAATAGTCACTGGAAACCCATCGGTAGTAGATATAAAAGAACCTCTTGTTTCTAGAACACTCTCGAGTTTTTCTTGTTCCGTTATTCTAGCTGGAATATAAACCTTGTTAGGAGTAAAGTAATTTTCTGTTGTTTGAATATTGTTATTTTCTACTAGTTCCTTGATATAAATATTAGTTTCTACTGCGACGGCAGCTGGAATAAATTTAGAATCATCTACAATACAGCCCAGAAAAAATACCTGGATTCCGATAGCTACAGGGTGAGTAATCAATAAATCTTGTCTAGTCACCATTAAAACTATCACAACATCTTCATATTTTGAAGTTACTGAATCGAAGATTTCAAACAATGGAAGATAAGTTTCTTTTTCCAATTCCTTTCCACGAATAAACATTCTTTTCGGGATATCATCTCTGCTTTGAGTATATGTTTTATCCTTCCATTTGTAAAAAATTTTCCCTTGCATGGCATATGTACAATATGTATCCAAATAATTTTTACTAGGATCATAGGTGTCATGACTAAATTCTAGACGAGGCAAAATAATTTCTTCATCTGGTTTTACCTCCATCTAATTAGATTTTCTTAAAATAAATTCTTTAAGAAAATCATTTTCGGTATAATATGATTTATCTCATATAATATGATTTATCTCATATGTCATATGGTAAATATCTAACTGTCCTTTGTGTTTTTACCTGTTTTAAAAATAAACTGACCAAATTTCTTTTAAATTTTTCATGAGAAATAATACAAGTCTCTACTAATTTTTCAACTCCTAGTTCTTCAAATATCCTTTTAACCTTCTTCATTGCCCCCAAACCAGATAAATTAACTCCATTAAGATCAAAAATCATTCTAATTTTATCATAATTCTGATAAGCATGGACGATTTTTTCTCTTACTTTTTCAACAGGGTAATTTTCACTAATGTTAAAATAAATATTTTTAATATCTGCCATCTTTTAATAACCTGATCAATTATACATAACTATTTTTAATATTACTTTTTTACCAATTGGATGATGGGAATCAACACAGATATTTCTCCATCTATTTTGAATTAAGAAGGCTGACATGTGGTTTCTACCAAGTAAGATAATCGAGGATGTAAAACATCCTCACTTATTCTTCCATATTCTAATTTGTATAAAGTTTCAGAAAGACACCACCAATCCCAATCTTTATCCAAATTAGATTGAACTATCTCCCAGGTAATATTAGGATTCATAGAAAGATAATACCAATTCCACGGAACATGCTGGTTACGGGATTTATCCAAGTTAGCTTGAACTATTTCCCAGGTAATATTAGGATTTCTAGAAATCCTAATATTCCCAGGTAGCTATACAAGAAAAATTAGGAATTTGATCATCCAAAATCAATGGAAATATCTTTTCTATTCTTTTTTTAAATTCATCCTTCACAGAAAGGTGAAAATTTTTAATTCTTTTCTTACTCATATTTCTAATAAAATATATTTATTAGAAAATTCGATTTCTTCATAAATTTAATTTTCTAATCTTTCTTCTTGTTCTTTTTGATCTTCTAACTGTTATGGTTATATTATCATTTCTCCAAGAAGGTTGTTGTTCGTCTTTTCTAAAAACATAAATTTTTTCTTCTCCTTTAATCATATCTGTTCTTGAATAAACAACCCATTCAGAAGGGTCTAGATATAACCAATTTTCAGGATCTTGATCTTCAACAACAAAAACAGCTCTACAAAATGGACAAGTGTTAGCACGTTTTTCCCATTCTTGGAAACATTCCCCGCAAAGAAAATGAGTACAAGATAAAACCACCTTATTCTTTATATCTTTTCCTGCCTTACATATTTCACATTCATACATCTATTTTATTTTCTTTAAACATCTTTCCATTTTTTTAATTTGAAGAACTAGGAGCATTAACAAAAGTGTATCCCGGGGGAGGATTATATATAGATCTTTTATAATTAGTAGTTGGGAAAAAACGTTTACTAGCCCCCTTCTCTCCCTCGACAATGGACATGATCACCCAGATTACAGTACCAATAAACACTATAGCACTGAGACCAGCCATAGCACCGGTTGTAGTTTTGGTGATTCTCAATTCGTCGGTGAAATCATGATTATTAAAATGTCCTGTCTGACATTCATGAATAAAAGTTCCCATCACACCAACATAAACTATAAACATGACCAATACAAAAAACCCAGCTCCTGCGACTAAACCCAAAGGAATATAAAAATTATTAAATTTATTACGATTGTTCCAGTTGGCATTTTCTGAACCATAGTTGGGTCCATAGGTTAATGGATTTTGATCGCTATTAGAATCATAGGCGGTGGGGTCTACCATACAATTATTAGAATTATCTGGAGTATTTCCCATACAAGTCCCACAGGTTTGATTAGTGGTACAATAATCATAAATATAACCCTGGTCTGCTTCATATGGATTAGAAAATATATAATTAGAAAATTGATTTGAATCTTTCAAAACATATTTTCCATTAACTGTGTTTGATGTCAAGGCTTCTGGGGTAACATTATTCAAGAATAAAAAATTATCTACAAAATATTCAGATCGATATACTAAATTTCCAGTTTCAAATGACCAAACAGGAGTAGCCGCAGTATAATAATCATAATCATACATTCTATTGAGTGTCATATAACTTCTGAGATAAGCATCCTTTGAATGTGGAATGAGATAAACGTCAAAACCAGCTACTAAATTATCATTTGCAGATAAAGAATCGTAGTTATTAATCTGTGTCGGGTACCAAAATGTAACAGTAAAAGTTCCAGCCCAAGTTAACGCTACACTATCCATATATCCTCTCTCAATCCTTGCCTTGTTGCTTACTGGATCATAATATGTAACTAAAACATGTTCATAAAATACTCCGTTACTTAGAGTTGCGAGACCAGTTGTTGGTATAAGATTAGTACTTTGTGAACTAGTATAACTTCCAACGTCTAATGTAACACTGGTTGTTGTTAGAGAATCTGTAGTTGTAACCCCCTCATAAAATACTGAACGAAGAGTACTTTTATTATCATTATCAATAGCAGAAGGAGGAGGAACAGTGGTATCAGTATTATTTTTAAAGATTAAAAGACCATTATCTCCAACTAAAGAATTTGGTTGACCAAGATACATCTTATTTAAACTATTGTGATATAATTGTATAGAACCTGAAATACCATCACTAGCGGATTGAATAGAAAAATTATCTTTTTTGGTAAAATAAATGGCACCTGCCATTCCTTGAGAAGGAGAAGATAGCCCATGATCGGTATTAGCACTAATCACCATAGTTGGAACTCCGTTAACAATGTGCTGAACAATATAAAAAACATTATCAGTAGCTGAAGATGACTCAATATAATCGGAAGAAGAAAAATCATAGGTTCCATTAGAGACTAATATCGGAAGATATAACCTATCATCTAAAAGTTGACCCTTGAATTTATTTTGAAGTTGAGATAATCTTGTCATTTTGGTAAGAATAAGAAATCAAAAATGAATATTTTATGATAAACGGATTGATAAAAAAATGTCAGAAGATTTCTTTATTATTTTTCAAAAGTTCGAACATAATCCTGATTATGAGAACCATCTTACTAAGCTAAAAGAATTATCAAAAGGTATAGATAAAGGAAAAATTCAGATTTCTGATCAAGTTTGGATGCCCAATTTTGGTCCCGATCCTAAATTATTTGTGTATGAAACAGAATTAAAAGACTGGACAGAAGAGGATATTTTTGATTTTAGATTTCTCCGTGATTTATATTTCCAGGGAGCAGTTGATAATTTAGTATTTTGTAGATTGGCAGCGGCACATCTTTCATCATTGGAAGAATTTAGTAGTAATGAAACTTTGAAAAAAGTTCACTATATTCTTGAGGAAGAGGAGGAACCGGAAGCAGATCTAATCAGTGAGTTGGTTATGTCAGATAATCAACAAATATCTACACTTGGAGCATCATTGATGTTTTCATTTTTTGACAAATAAAATTAAAATCGAAAATTAAAATAAATTAATTTATTTTAAACAAACCATGCACGAAATTGTTCTCAACTGTTGTTATAGTCTTAGTAAGAAAGCCGTTGAATGGTTAGCAGCTAAAGAAGCGTTAGTTAAAGATAATTACTATTTCTTTTTATATGAAGATGATAGAACTAATCCAAATCTAATTAAAGTTGTAAAAGAGTTGGGTTCTGAAGCAAGTGCTCATTGTTCAAAATTAGAAATTATTACTAGCGACAGTGAATTATATAGAATTACTGAATATGATGGTTTTGAAAGTTTAGAAACTCCTGAAATGATTCATTGGAAAAAATTTTAATTTCTCAATTTTTCAAAATTTCTTCTTATTATTTTTATACCAATACTATGATAAATATCAACACAGATATTTCTCCATCTATTTTGAATTAGAAAAACTGACATATATTTTCTACCATATTCTACTTCTAGAGATATGTATAAAGTTTTAGAAAGACTTCTCCAATCCCAGTTTTTATCCAAATTAGCTTGAACTATTTCCCAGGTAATGTTAGGATTTTCAGAAAGCCAATCCCAATCCCAGTTTTTATCCAAATTAGCTTGAACTATTTCCCAGGTAATATTTGGATTCCTAGAAAGAAAACTCCAATCCCAGTTTTTATCCAAATTAGCTTGAATTATTTCCCAGGTAATATTAGGATTTCTAGAAAGAAAACTCCAACTCCAGGGTTTATCCAAATTAGCTTGAATTATTTCCCAGGTAATATTAGGATTTCTAGAAAGAAAACTCCAACTCCAGGGTTTATCCAAATTAGCTTGA